ATAATATGCCGATTAAAAATCAAAAAAGAGAATTCTATTTAGGAAACACAGCTCTTCCTACACCTGAAGCTACATTTGATTATGAAAGTCACCCTGAATGGGTTGCCGACCTTAAAAAATGCAAAAAGAACATACTATATTTTGCTGAAAATTTCTTTTATATTACTAACTTAGATGAAGGTAAAATAAAAATACAGTTAAGACCGTTTCAAAAACGAATTCTTCGTAGTTTACGTGATAATAGGTTTGTCGTACTGCTAGCTAGTAGACAAATAGGTAAAACAACACTAATGACCATATATGCTTTATGGATAGCCTGTTTCTTTGAGGATCAGCGTATACTTGTTGTAGCTAACAAAGAACAAACAGCAATTAATATCTTTAAACGTATAAGAATGGCTTATGAAAGACTACCTAACTACTTAAAACCAGGTACAGTTGAATATGGTAAGACATCCATGACCCTAGGTAACGGATCAAGTATAGGTATTTCTACTACAAGTAGTGATGCAGGCCGCGGTGATAGTTGTAATTGTTTAATTCTTGATGAGTTGGCGTTTATTGACGAGCATCTTGTACAGGATTTCTGGAAATCCGTATACCCTATTATTTCTTCATCTAAAAAATCTAAAATTTTCGTGGCAAGCACTCCAAAAGGTACAGGTAACCTGTTTCACACTTTATATTCAGGTGCAACGGAATCTGACTTAGAAAAGCATAATGGCTGGTACGCAGAGCGCGTTGATTGGTGGGAGGTACCCGGTAGGGATGATCAATGGAAAAAAAATACGATTAGAGAACTTGGAAGTCAGGAATATTTTGATCAGGAGTTTGGTAATGTGTTTTTACAAACCGGAGAAAGTGCGGTTAATGAAAAGTTATTTGATGAATTAAAAACCGAATGTACACAACCTACATTTGTTTTTGATGAGGGTCACTATCTAATGTGGGAAGAGCCAAATGAAGAACATATATATGTTGCCGGTGTTGATATTAGTGAGGGTGTAGGGGAGGCAGCAAGCGTTGCTCAGATACTTGATATAACTGATTTGAGAAATATTAAGCAAGTAGCTACCTATCACAATAAAAACATTAGTCCAATAAATTTTACTACTAAACTACTAGAAATTTTACAACACTGGGGATCACCTCTTGCTTTAATTGAGAGAAATAATTGCGGTGCACAAGTAGTCGATCAATTAAAATTTACCCACGGTTATGAAAATATAGTTTCTTATGGTGCAAAGGCTGGTAAACTTAATTTTAATAAAGTTGGTATTGTTGCTCATACTAATACAAAATATAAAGGCGTTACCAATATGCGCTATTGGGTAAATGAATTAAAATGTGTAAAAATTAGAGATATAAAAACATTAAATGAGTTAAAAAACTTTGTAAGATATCCTAATGGCACATGGGCAGCTAAACCTGGAGCCGATCAGTGGGACGATAGGGTAATGAGCTTAATTTGGGGGCTTGTTGTACTAGAAGATGAGATAGCTGAAAAATATTTCGAAATTGAAGAATATGATGATAACCGCAGACCTCTAAAGTTAAAATCTCTTGACTACGGTATTAAATATTTTATAAACCCAACATCGATGTATTCTAATCAACAACAATTTGGAGAAAAATCTACTCCCCTGCCAGTACTAATGCAAGGCAATAAGGAAGAAACGTTTTCAGATATAGCAGACTTAGAATCTCAAGGATGGAAATCATTATAAATGGCTAACGCAGTTACATATACACAGAGTGTTTTCAACAAATCAAGGAAAGATAAATTTTTACTTTCTATTAGTCTTCCTCCAGCTCTTTTAAAGATAAAAAGTAAATTTGAAAGAGATGAAGATAAAGTAATGCCTGACGCTTTACAATTTTCTGTCTACGGATCAGTTGTTCCACAAATAGAAATACCACCTGTCAATATCAGGTACGCAGGGCAGACCCTTGCGGCTTCGAGCCATTCACGACCTGTATATGAGCCCAATACCGTAGGTTTTACGGTTGATAATAGGTTTAATAATTACTGGGTTATATATACATGGTTAAATCTGTTAAATGGTGATACTGAGGGCATCTATGATACAAAGGGCTTAACACAGCCAATTGCAGGTGGCGATAGACGTAGACCTGAATATGTTCCAAATATGGAATATAGAAGCAACATCTCTATCTATGCTCTTGATGAGTACAACAAGAGAACAGTAGAATTTGTATATACTGATGCATTTCCAATATCGCTAGGTGGAATACAATACAGTTATCGGGATGCGGGTGAGATTGAATCCTCTTTTACATACAGTTACTCACAATTAATTGTAAAACCTATACCGCCAGAGCTAGAAAATTTGTAAACTAGCCGAAAAGTGTGTCACAAAAAATATAAATACTTTATATGGCAAGAACAATTCAAAGTCCAGGCGTACAAATTAATGAGGTAGATCTTTCTCTAAGAGCGGTGGGCGCGCCTCCTACTACAGTGTTTGTTTCAGGTTTTGCATCAAAAGGACCAACAAGCGAACCACTATTAATTGGTTCTCTTTCAGAGTTTGAGCAAGTTTATGGCGTCCCTACTAACGCCGCTGAAAGATATTTTTATCATACTGCGAAAGCAATATTTCAATCAACAGCTAACGTTATGGTTTATCGCCTTCCTTACGGTGAAGGAAGAGGTTTAGATAACTCTGACAACTTTAGCGCTTTAGTTTACCCCGCTTTGAGCTATGTCGACGGTGTAACAAGTACTAATCTTAACTTGGGTGTATCTGGTACCTATTTCTTTGGAAGACCAACACACGTTAAATTGACAGAGGAGCAATATCTTTCGATAGTCCGTGGCGACGCTTTTGCATGGTCGACTGTTGGAACAACTTCAGACTTTACTGCCCTTGCAGATTTAGGTAAAGCTGGTTTAATTATTTTAAATAAATCCCAATCAACAATTAACACAAAGTATGAGGGCTACTATCTTGGTGTAATTGATAATACGAATTTAAACCCAGCAACACCTTATGATGATGTTAATAGAGTCCTTTCTATTAATACTTCTGCTGCATTCATTGAAAATTATGTTCAACTACCTGAACCAAGATTAAATTTCCCACTTTCTGCAGCTTCAAACGGCTTAGAAGGTAGTGTATCGGAGGTTCTAGAAAACCTTGCTACATATGATATTTCTACATCGAAATATGATGATACAATTTCATTAGGTGTATTCAAGCTACGTCAGTCTGTATTTTCACCAGAAACCATTGCACTTGACTACATTCTTGAAGAAGGGTATGTTGGATCTCTCGACTCAACACGTGAAGTACAAAATCAAAATGGTGGTGATCCAGTAAGCTTCTTCCTTGATAATATTAATGTTAACTCTAAAAACATTATTACTCTTACAAACCCATATATTTCGAAAAGAACAACAAATCAAAGCTGGGCTAATGATAACGGAATTCCTACAAAGAAAGCTCGTTTTCTATGCTCACCAAGACTACAACCAATCGAAGGTGATACCAACACAGTTAATTTGAGTGGATATCGCTCAACAATTGGAATTTCAGCAGGTTCGTTTGCAACAAGCCCAACCTTGAGCTCAACTTACGCTAACGGAGTCACAGTTGATAGCATAGTGAGTGTTCCTGATTATACTTCTATTGTTTCATTCAGCGCATCTCTTGATTCAAGATTTGAAAATACTTCAAAACCATGGTACATCCCTGGTACATACGAAACACGTGTTGGTGCACCATCAGCGGTATACCAGCAATTTCTTAATGTTCTAGGCGGTGCCGACGCCTTGTTCGCACTCGGTGATTACAGCAGTCAAAATCTTACAACACAAATTATTGGTAATGTACCAGCTAAAGTAGAATTGATGCTTGATAAGGTTGAGAATAGTGAAATCTACCCACTTAGCTTAACGGTTGAAGGCGGCTTAGGTACAATTTACGCTAACTCATTAAATCCTGCAACAACAGGGTATTTCGATGACAGCGTTCCATTCACATCACGTGTGAATGCACTAACAGCTCAAAATCCTACAACAATTCCACAAATGGCTCAAGACTATCTTGCAGCAGTGAACCCATTTGTCGCTTTTGCAAGCTTAAGAAGAAAAGATCACATGTTTATTGCTGATCCTCTCACAAATATCTTTATACAGGGTCAGAACCTCAAGACATTAGATGATCCAACAAAGAACTTCTCACAACATATCTACTGGCCACTACGCAACCAGTTCAGCACAATCAATACAAGTTATGTTTCCATCTATGCGAACGTAGCTAAAGTAGCAGATACAGCAGCAAGTCGTCAGGTTTGGGTACCATTCTCAGGCTTTGCAGCAGCTGCAATGGCCAATACCGACAGCAATACACAGCCATGGTTTGCACCAGCTGGTTTTACAAGAGGTATTGTAACGGGTGTTACTGACCTAGGTCTATATCCTAAGCAAACACAACGTGATGCTCTTTATAAGATCTCACTCAACCCTGTTGTATACTTCCCTAATGAAGGATTTGTAATCTTCGGTCAAAAGACTTCACAAAAGACACCAAGCGCATTCGATAGAATTAACGTTCGAAGACTATTCTTGGATCTAGAAGTAAAGACACGTGATACAGTAAGATTCTTCGTATTTGAGCCTAACTCGCTCTTCACAAGAACACAAATTAAAAACGTTCTTACACCTATCTTTGATTTAGCTAAGAATACACAGGGTGTTTATGACTACCTCATCATTTGCGATGAAAGAAATAATACACCTTCAGTTATCGACGATAACTCACTAGTAGTAGATATCTACCTCAAACCGGTAAGATCTGCAGAGTTTATCTTGGTAAACTTCTACGCAACAAGAACAGGTACTAACTTCCAGGAGATAGTAGCATAACGACTAAATAATTTTATGGCAGACGTCAATCAACTAATACAAAACTTCTACAGAGTAGCGCGTGATAGAGAATTTGCGCGTGACTTTAACTTCCGTGTACTATCAATCTCCACACCAGGGGTTGTTAATTCAGCAGGTCAACCACTAAGGTTTGAAGAGGAGAATGATCTCGTCTATGTTAAATCAGCTACACTGCCAGAGAGAGCAATAACTAACGTTCCTGTACCTTACATGGGGCTGAACTTTAACCTCCCTGGTAACGCAATTTACCCTGGAAGTGATGCATACAATTTAACGTTTTATGCAGATGCAAGATCATCAATCCGTCAGAAGTTTGAAGATTGGTCACGCTATGTATTTGATGATGCAAATAGCACAGGTTTTTACTTTACACCTGGGCCAACATCGGTAATTGACCTAGTCCAGCTAGACAATCAAATGAATAGAGTAGCACAGTACAGCCTCATCGGTGTTTCACCTAGATCTGTAGGTGCAATTTCATACAATATTGCTGAAGGAACAGGACAAACAATCGAGTTTACAGCTACAATATCCTATCACTACTTCACAAGATCGGTATAAAGTAACACACTTAACTAAATAATTAAGTGAACGATCCGATCACTTCATTTATTAATAATGTAGGTGGTGTATTTACAGGTACAAACCCTCCTTTTGCTCCACAAATAGCTGACTTAATCGGGTTTAATATACCTGGTAAGCCTTTAATTAGTGCTAGAGACTATTTTCTCTCGCAAATGACGTCATGGCTGACTACTGTGCCAATGACGACACAGTGGATAATGGTCATAGAGCGTTTTCCAGCTGCTTTGAATTCATCATTTATTCAAGCACTGGAAAGAGTTGACGGCAGTAGACAAGGGTTTGATATATCTACTGCGGTTAACCTACTTAAATCTTATCCCTTTCAGCGTGTTATTGGTTGCCTTTTTGCTCACGGAGCAACTATTCCCTCCGAACAATATGAGGTTGGCAGTGTATCAGTACCCAATAATAGAGGCTTCTTACCAGGTATAATTGGCGGGGGGAGAAATACTGAACCACCCGCTCTTGTACTGGAGTTTCGCGAATCAAATACTTCATTTGTCGATTCTGTAATAAGACCGTGGAGTATTCTCACGTCTCATTACGGGCTAACAGTACGTCCTGGCGACCAATACGGTGTTATTGGTAATACATACGACGATAAAAACATGAAAACAAATATTGTTTTGCTACAATATTCAAGATCTCTTCAAAATATATCTATGATACCGAGAAAAACTTGGTATTTTTACAATTGCGCTCCGTATAACATTGCTGAACAGACTTTACAATATTCAGAAGAACAACTTCAAGTGATTACGACACGTTGGACTTATTCTAACTATACAGTAGCAGACAGTCTGTACCTGCCTCTTGGGTCAATTATTGATACAATATCGCAGGGAGGCTTTAGCGGTGTAATTTCCGACTCCGGTCTTACCTCTGCCCCGTTTAATCCTTTAGGTTGATAACGATGTAAGGTATAGTAAGTCATTAAATGGCGAAGTTTATCTATACAGCTCATGTTCCAAGTCTTCAAAAAGATGTTGGTTTAACTGAACTGACGTTTGCAAATTATAAACAGCTAGTAAAGTTAATTCTTAATGACGATAATACTCGTATAATTAAAATTTTTAATGATCTTATTACAAGTTGTCATACTGAACCCCTACCTCAATTGACGTTTTTAGATAAACTTATTTTATTACTAACGATTCGGTCAGTGTGTGTATACCCGGTTTTAGAATTTATATATAAGCAACCACAATCAGGTGCGGAGTATGCACTTAAATTCGAAATTTCTAATATAATCGATAAATTAGTCGATCATAATTTTTATAAAACGTATAATAATGTTTGTTATGACTACAACGGGTATGAAATTACATACGGTATACCCAACGAACTGTACTATTCTTCGGAGGAAGAATTAATACTTTCAACTATTAAAAAAATTTCTATAAAAAATAGCAAACAAAATACTTCAACAACAGAAATTACCACAGAAATTTTAGAAAAACTACCTCTCAATGTTTATAAAGATGCAAAAAAACATATTAAAAAAGTAGAAGACGCAATTTCGAAAATAACCTTATTATCTATTACGGTTTCTGATAACATTAATGAAAATATAGATTTGTCTCCAAGCATTTTTAACAATTCTGCTTTAGAATTTCTTAAACTGGCATACAAAAGGGATTTAATATCTTTATACGAGCTAGAGTATTTTTTAGCAACAAAATTAAACCTTCCGTA